TTGAGGATGGAAAAATTATTGTGACGCCACATGGGTTTCTTTCTGGTAAAGATGCTGCGGAGGAAAAGTCTTCCATCGAAAAATATAAAAAAGAATATGCTGAATATTGGAAAAAAATAATCGGAACTGATAGTGACTTTGTCTTAAAGGAAGAAAAAGAAGATTTTATGTCAATTTGAATAGAATAATTTCCACTTTTAATAATTTTGATATATTTAATAGTATGGGAAGACGAATTGTTCCTGATGAAGAAAAGAAAATTAAAATAGGCGTCTCGGTGGATCCGTGGATACCTGAGTATTTCAGAGATAGGCGCATAAATTTGTCTTCATTAGTTAATAAACTATTGATAGATCACATTAAAAATGAATAAAAAAGTATGTATTAAATGTGGGTTAGAAAAAGAATTAGCGGAGTTTCATAAAAAATCTTCCGCTAAGGACGGGCACAGAAGCGACTGTAAAGAATGTTGTAGTATATATTCAAAGGAATATAGAACAATAAATCACGAAAAGATAAAAAAATTAAAGTGTGATTATTACACCTGTAATAGGGAAAAGATTATCACAAAATCAAAAGATTATAGAAATAAAAACTATTATTTAGTAAAAGAAAAAGATAGGGTTAGAAGTAAGTTATCATATGAAAACCGTAAAGATTATATGAAGACTTATAACAAAGAAAATGCTGATAAAGTTAGAGAAAACAAAAGAAGATACGAACATAAGAATAAAGAATTATTGCGTGAAAAAAGAAAAGAAGTTATTACATATAGAATGAAAATAGATCCAGTCTTTTATCTCAAAAAAATTATGAGAAAGAGGTTGTATGATTTTTTGAAAACAAATAACATTCCTAAGAACAAGAAAACTTTTGATGTGATAGGATGTAGTCCAAAATTTTTAAAGGAATATATTGAGAAGCAATTTAAAGATGGTATGATCTGGGAAAACAAGGGGAAATGGCATGTAGACCACATTATTCCACTATCATCTGCAAATACAGAAGAAGAACTTTACAATTTATGTCATTATTCTAATTTACAACCTTTATGGGCTGAGGAAAATTTAAAAAAAGGAAATAAAATCTTGTAAAAATGAATTATAAAAATCCAAGTTTAGTAGAAGAAATAGAGAGGGAATACCCTGAAATGACTAAAGAGTTTAAGGATATTATGTTTAGACAATATGAATTGTTTTGTATGAAACAATCAAATTATGGTCCGGGTAATATTGCGGTTGGAACTTCATTACAAACCGATGAAGATAAGAAATTATCTTTAACTGGAATCTGGTTCAGGGTTCATGATAAAATTCAAAGATTAAAACAACTGGTAGTTTTAAGCAAAGAGGATAATGTAAATGAGTCTATTGAAGATACTTTACAAGATTTGTCGGTGTATGGCATTATAGCACAAATTGTTTCTAATGGAAAATGGGCAAAATAATAAGGATATGAAAAGTGCAAGTTTAGACCTTTATAGTTTATATATTAATAAGTGTGAAACCCCATCCGATATACATGAACTTTTACCTATTTTGCGGAAGTATGCTGAAAGATGTGACCATATAACTGAAATGGGTGTCAGATATGTTGTATCAACATATGCTCTTATGATGGGAATGCCCCAAAGACTTATTTCGTATGATATTGTTTCAATAGAGAAGTTTGGTGTATCCATTCAGGAGTTAAAATACCTTGCAGCAGAAAATGATATTGATTATGATTTTATTGTTGCGGACACTTTGAATTTAGAGATAGACGAAACTGACTTTTTATTTATAGATACGTGGCATGTTTATCCACAACTTAAAAAGGAGTTAGAATTACACGCTGGCAAGGTTAGAAAATATATTGCTTTCCACGACACCGAAACGTTTGAATATAATGGCGAGGACGAAGGTTATGTGGGATTATGGCCGGCAATTGAAGAGTTCCTTAACGAGAATAAAGATTGGGTAATCTCTGAAAGATTTGCCCACTGTAACGGATTGACTGTTTTGAAGAAAAGAGATTTAGTAACGCATTAAAAAAATCAAATGTCAAAAACTTTATTGGTTGATGGCGACAATTTATTCAAGATTGGGTTTCATGGTGTAAAAGACATCTTTAGTCAAGGAGATCACCTTGGGGGTGTTTATTATTTCGTATATACCATTAGAAAGTTTTTGGAGAATCACAATCACGATAAAGTTGTGGTATTCTGGGATGGTGATTCAAACTCATCAATCCGTAAAGGGTTATATCCTCAATACAAAGCAAATAGGAGAGAAAGTATGAACGAGTATAAGTATGAGTCATACCTTTCTCAAAAGAGCAGGGTTAAGCAATATTTGGAAGAACTATTTGTTCGTCAGGTTGAAATGAAAGATAATGAAGCGGATGATTTGATTGCTTATTATTGTCAAATTGCCAAGAATGAGGAAATTATAATCTTTTCTGCGGATAAGGATTTGTCACAAATTATTTCTAAATTTGTTACAATATATTCTCCGGTTACAAAAACTTATTATAAGTTTGGCGATAAAATAAGTTTCAACAAGGTTGAGATTCCACATTATAATGTTTTAACCTGTAAGGTATTGGTGGGAGATAAGTCAGATAATATTGAAGGGGTTGAAGGTTTGGGGGAAAAAACTTTATTGAAATTCTTTCCAGAAATGAGTGATAAGTCATTCACTATTGACGAAATCCTGGATAATGCATCAAAAATCATTCAAAACAAAAAATCAAAAGTGATGGATAATCTTTTGACTGGTAAGACAAAAAATGGTATAATTGGAAAAGAGTTGTTTGAGTTAAATAAAAAAATCGTAGATTTGTCAAATCCTTTAATTACAGAAGATGGGGTCAAGTTGGTTCAGCAAATATATTCTGATACTATTGACCCTACCGATCGCGGGTATAAAAATCTTATGAGATTGATGATGGAAGATGGGATGTTTAACTTTCTTCCGAAGAATGATAATGCTTGGGTTGAATTTATGAAACCTTTCACAAAATTGATTAGAAAAGAAAAAAGAAAAATTAATTAAACCTTAAAAAAATGAAAGAACAAGAAAGCACAAAAATGGAACTCCTTTTGACGTTGAATGACAACATAGTAGTTCAGAGATTTTTTAATGTCAGGGGCTTCAACATGAAAGCGAGAAACTCTGTCGATCTTTATGAGTTTATTAGGACGTTCAAGGAGCAATTGGAGTATTATTTGAAGATGAAAACGGTTTGTTATATGTTGGAGAATGAGGAGTCAATTATTTATGACCCCACAATTATGGAAACCTCATATACAGACGGAGCGGAAGACTTTAACATTTTCATAAAAGTTGGCGACCAAGTATTAACGCATAGATCTTTTGACGCCAAAAGATACCCACCAAAAGTAAGATATACGGTCGATGTTCGCCCTTACCTTAAAGAAGTTATGCGTGAATTAACGGAGATTTTTTCAAGCAAAAAATTAAATTATAATTATTTGAACTTTGACTTGAGTAAGTGAATATTTACTAATACAACATATTAATCTTCCCGATGAATAAAAATTTTGATTACTTAGGTAACACATTCCAAATACAATTACTCAACCAAATTATTGTGGATAAGGACTTCTCACAATCCATTATGGATGTGTTAGACAGCTCTTATTTTGATAACAAGTATTTCAAAATCATCGTTCAAATGGTGAAGGAGTATTATAAGAAATATGAAACAACTCCCAACTTTGAAACGCTCGAGCAAATAGTAAAGTCCGAGATTACGCAAGAACTTGCGTTAAAAATTATCCTGGATACGTTAAAGCAAATTCAAGATGCTCCATTTGAGGGAACCATCTTCGTTCAGGAAAAAGCGTTGAAGTTTTGTAAGCAACAAGAACTTCAAAAAGCGATGGATAGGGCACAAAAGATAATTACCGAAGGAGACTTTGAATCTTATGATAAAGTTGAAGGTTTAATCCGGGACGCTCTACAAGTTGGAGAAATTGAAAAAGGGGTTGCAGACATTTTTTCTGGGTTGGAAAGTGTGTTAGAAGAGGATTATCGGAACCCAATTCCTATGGGAATTCCGGGTATTGATAAGTTGTTGAAAGGTGGTTTGGCAAAAGGTGAGATTGGGGTTATTCTGGCTCCGACTGGGGTAGGAAAAACAACCATATTAACCAAAATAGCAAATACCGCGTTTAACATGGGATATAATGTTCTTCAAGTATTCTTTGAGGACAATCCCAAAATAGTCCAAAGAAAGCACTTCACCATTTGGACGGGTATTGAACCAGATAATTTGGCTAATCATAAGGAAGAAGTAATGTCAAAGATTACTGAAATCCAGGAAACGATGAAAAACCGACTCGTTTTGAAAAAGTTGGCATCAGATACTATGACTATCAACCAAATTAAAAATCAGATTAGAAAGATGATTGCTGATGGGACAAAAATTGATATGGTTATTTTAGACTATATTGATTGTGTAACACCTGAAAAGATGATGGAAGA